CCATTTGAAAGTCTCCAGCTACGCTTTTCTTTATCGTGATGGCTACGGTAGCGAAACCGCATCCCATTTCGTAAAGGGCTGTTTCTCCTTTTTGAGTTACTGCAGTAAAGGTTACGGTAGTGCCGTTAAATCCTCCTGTAGTTGTTTTTATGTCCAATTTAAAATCCTCAAGTGATCAGTGCCTCTCGGCATTTATATAATAGCTCGATGTTTACTTATTAAGGGTAAACCCCTTGTAAATTAGACATATGATGACACGTTAATTGGTGGCTCGCGAACCTCGACAACCAGCGAGGTGGGTGATGGGGAGTACATCTTGTGCGAGCCTTTTTAAAAATAACTATCTTGCTATGAGTACGCAATAAACTGGTTTCAATATGGGGGTGAGAGATTGGATCGGATCGTTCTTTGTTTACAGAAGCCCAACTAATCACGTGGAGGCTTTTAGAAAAAACGCGATGTACATGACAAGTAAGCAACTGCAAAAACTAGCAGGTACAAAAAGTCATCTACCAAAAGCTGTATTGATTAGTCGTTATATAAATGAAAATATGTCTAAGAACGATTAAAATATTCTTGTACTTCACCCCCTAAGCAAGCATTAGCATTTTGGTTATTGGATAGCTATTAAACCCTCATGGACGGTGGGGGTTTTTTAGTGCCTATTTAATTCTCCAGTTCCTATTACGACCAGTTCCTTCTAGGGCCGCGACCTTTTGCTCTAGCAGTGAAACCTTCTTAAACAATGCTCTGACATCTTTATCCTTGCGATTGACAATAATCGACAAAGTAAAAACAAAGATAGAAACAACAGCCCCAATACAAGCAGCGATAATTTCATTCATGCTCCAAATCTCTTATTCCATTTTTCATAAATCTCTAGTTCTTTTTTTAACCTCTCATACGTCTCAACTTCCATCTGTAAGCCAGTGAAGGTATTTGCATGAGGATGTGACGAATCTGAACGATTATCTAAATCATACAGAAGATTCATCCTGTCATTTCTTGCCGCATTCTCAGCTACAGATAGGTCTTGCCACATGTTTTTGACAGAAGGTTATATTTTATTACGATGACATAGTAAAACAAAAGCTTATGATTGACTTTAAAAAAGGGAAACCAAAAGAACCAGACAAAAAAGCGATAGAAGAAGACGAAGATATGCCTGCATATCAAGAGATGGTTTTGTTCTATCTCTCGACTGGGATAAAGACGTTATTAATCGCATGGTGTATCACCATAATTTCATTAGCCTACATCAAACTTCCAGATAGCAAATGGTGGGTTGCTGATCAACGAATCGACGCGACCTATGCCGCTGGAGTCCTTGGGGGTCTGCTTGGATCTCTTGGGGTGACTGTTGCTAACGCAGGAAAAAAGAAAGACGAAAAGAACGGAGGATCAGCAGCTAATAAAAAAGAAATATCAGAACTTAAAGAATTGATAGCAGAACTATCAAAATCGCAAATCGTAAAAATACAAACACCTTTAAAAATTATCCCGACTCAAGGTGTAGAAGTCGTCACTCCAACAAACCAAGAGGAACCCACAGTATGAAACGACTATTAATCCCCTTTGCTTTCTTGCTTGCGTCTTCTCCAGTGCAAGCCGATATATCAATCAAACACACAGCCAGCACAAGTTTAAGTGTGGGAGGGGCACAGGTTCAAGCTATCAGGGTTCCATCAACGTACGCTGTGTCAGGTAATAACATGAAAGTTACGACTGGGGAACACTTCGGCAAGCTGACCGCCCCAACAGCCACAGCAGCAGCAATCCTTGACGTGGGTGTATATGAAGTAAACACTGTAGGATCAGCCTTCAGTTTCGAGGAAAGTTATATTCAAGGGGATGCGATTCCTGCTATCGGATCAGGTATAGATGTCTCCACTGGGGTCGTTGCTGACATGCCAGCTTTCGGTAATTCCACAGTAGTCTCTGGTGGGGTAGCAGGAAATTTACAGGGAACAGTAACTTCTGCTGGTTTAACGACGGTCCAAGCAGGTGGGGCTGGCACAACTGGGGTGGCTCAATACTCATCAGAAATAACCGTTAAATAATATTTAATGAGTAAAATATGTAAGTTATTACTGCTTATATCTTTTACAGGAACAAGCGTTTCTGCTGTCCCCGTCGTCCCCACATTTTCTACAGGTACGCTCAATTCTCGGCAAGAAACTAAGACTATAGTTACCGAAACAATAACTTCTGTAGATTATCGATCTGGCTATGAATATGTGGTTTCTGGACATAACATCGAACCACTAGATACAAGTGTTATTTCACCTAAAGCTGTATTAGATGCACCTCAAACTGTTGACAACATTACTTTCACATGGACATCAGTAGATGTAACACCAGCAAACAAACCCGACTGGGCAATAAAAACTGCTGGAGACGCTTTTTCGTTTACAGAAACTCTGTCACAACCAGGGCTGCAAAATGTAACCACAATAAACAGAACTACTACCACAGATTCTATAGTGGAATCGGTGTCTGTCTTTACTCAATAACATTTAGTCAACCAGTATTTGCAAACGCTACGACAATAGCTTCTCCAAGTGCAACATCACAAGGCTCGGTGATAAATCAAGGTATTCAGGTGCAAAATGGTAGCTTTATGTTTCAAGAAGTAGGCGATGGAATCCGTTGTAGTGGACCGACTCTTACCATTAATCCTTTTATCTCTAAAGTTGATACATGGAAAGATCCATATGAGCCAACGTACCAAGAAAATGTATATGATGACAGTACAGATGATGATGGTAATTTATTAAATCCTGGTGGAGTTTTATATACAAAACCAGTCAGAACAGGGCAAGCACGTAATAATCTAAGTTTTAATTACGGTATCACTGCCACGATAGCAGTACCCTTGGATCGTCGTATGACTAATAACTGCGTAGCTGCGATGAATAGCAGAATAAAGTATTTAGATCAAGCCTACAAAACTAAAAAATTAGATTACTCTCTCTCGCGTCTTAAAGTATGTGCCGAGCAGATGAAATTGGGCGTGATGTATGCAAAAGACAGCCCTAGTTATGTTGTCTGCGAAGATGTCCGATTAGTAAATCCTCCTAATACATTGCCAGATCATAAACATTCTATTTCCGAGAATCTCTCTGTTCCTTTCTCCTTTCAGAAAGGCTCTTTACAGGAGGCTTCTTCTTCCGAATAGCAAGCAATTTTTTAGTCAATTTTTTACTAAAACTTTTGGCCTTTCCTTTTAGCTGCTTTTGAAAGAATTTTGCTAGGGGCTGTCCTACCAAAGTCACGCCAACAACAGATGAAATTGCAATAACTGACGTGTTAATTATCACGGTAGGTTCTGGACTGTAGTTGCCAGCTATATCAACCGCACTAAGTCCTTCCCAAACAATCTCACATTTACCTGTAAGTTCATCTCTTTTATATCCTTTTACAAGTGCTAATCCTCCTTTACCCATGCTACCTATGGGACTATTTTGCATTTGATTAACAGAAGGACATGGGATTATATCTGCAATAAACTGTCCATCAATATCTGGAACTTTAAACTCTTGTTGCCCTACATCGGTATCTCCTTTCTCGTCATTTTTGCTATCCTCTTTTTCCACTTTTTTTCTTTTATTCCCTTTTGAATTAACAGGAGGAACAGGAGGAACTAATTCTGGCTCTTCTTCTTTTACTGGCCCAACAACAGATAATCCGTCCCAATCAATAGCCATGCTTTCAAGGGTTGGTACGTTCCCGTCGCAAACATAAAAATTTCCAGCAGGATCTGAAGTTACTAAATTCTTATTTTTTAACGTCCTAGCCCTTACACAACCAGGCATTTCAATAATTGGAAACCCTATGTTGTTAGGTATTACAGGCTTAGGTGTAGTAATTAATGTTGTATCAATAGAAGCTTCAGGTATTTCTCTGATTGAAATATCTTCTATTTCCATCTAACAATCATTCCATTGACCAGCAAGTGAACTTGCAGCATTGCCTATATGTTTTCTAGATTGACCAAAAAATATGCCTGCTAATACTGGCCCTACAATTGGAACCCCTGCTAAGGCTGGAGTAACTTGAACCGATCCAGCGTCAGCAATCATCTGACCATTGCTCCTACCCTGAGCCATTTTTTCAATACAGGCAATCTGATCTTTTGTAAGTTTTCCGTCTGACCCTTGAGGATAAATTGCAAATTGGGCTACGTCTTGTTTATGTGTATATCTCTTTTTAACGCCACCATTAAAAGTAGGTTTCTCATCATCAATGATTGTTGTAACTAGCTTCGGATCGTGTTGACGGCTGGCAAATGTCCACTCCTCCCCACCGTCAGGCTTAGATTCGCTCCTGATTTGAATTGAACTGTAGGGCGTGGAACTTAGCTTACTAATGTCAGGTATGCCGCCGTCTTTTTTTGCCAGCATATTTAAGCTCATAAAATTAGTTGAGATAAGTCCTCCAGCCAAAACAAGCGTGGACAATCCATTCAACGACTTAAATTGAATCATTAGTTAAAAAGAACATTACCAGTTGTTTTTGGTATTTCTACCTTTGGCATTGCCCCCTGTATTAACTCAGGTAATTTTTCTGTGACCTGTTCCATTACTCCTTTCATGATATTTCCACGCTGAAAATAAACAGTAGTAGAACCACCAACGACAATAAGAAAGGTGGCAATCGTAAACCCGTCTAGTACTTTCCTAACCATAAAACTTAAGCTTTGCCCTAAATCTTAGCTACTATGAAGACGTATTAAAACCCCTTTGTTATGTGGGAGTCGATCAATAGAACATTAATAAATGGAATTGTCTTAGCTTTTGTGATGACGTTTTGCGCGGTCTTACCTTTATTTATGATGAAAGAGATTGTAGAAATTAGAGTTCAACAACAAAAAAGCTATGAAAGATTAGTTAATAATTAGGTGTTATTTTCCCAAATATCAAAGGATCGTCGATCCCATTGTCCATAGGTTTCATTTATTTCAGGTTTTTGAATTTCAGTGAATGGAAGTGTCTTTACATAATTCCAGAAAGGACTATCAAATTTAGATCCTGTTTTGTAATGCCATAAGACAAAGCTTGCAATTGAATTACATTCTTTATGTAGTAAATGCAAGCATTGAGGAATATCTACTTTATTAATAAAACGATCATAACCAACTCTAGCAATCCATAAATACAATCCTGTTGCTGTAGCCTCAAGAGGTTCAATAAATGCACATTGATTACCATTAAGTAAGGTTCTTTCACCGACGAATGGATTAAAGGAACAGTAGTTATCAAACTTCATTGAATGTTCTATCTCCTCTACTCCAAAGCGTTCTTGAAAGTCTTTAGTTGCTTCTTCCTTAGAAGTTAGCCCGCTATTGTATAAATAACCTAAGCTTAATTTGTCTTCAGTTGGGACAATAAAACACCACCCATTAGGGTGGGCTACCGATTCAGTCCAGAGTAAATTTCTTTTAGGTAAGCTTGCAAGTAAAACGGAATTAATAGGATTAACAATAGTATCTAAGTTGTCTTTATCTCTAGCTTTTCTACCTCTACAATCAATAATAAAATCAGCGTCAATCTCTTTTTCTGGGTCAGTTATTTCTTGTTCTTTGATATTAAACAAGCCACTAGATAAAACAGCATCACTTAATTTCTTGGGAGTGTAATGAATTGATACTTGCATTGGAAAGAAATCATGGAAAAATTTATCTTTCTTTGTTCCCCAATTTTTATATAAAATACCTGTTTTTAATGTGGCTCCAATTGTATTTTCGTAAAAATCACAGTTCAAGGAATGAGAAATCAAATTAGCTACAGGAATAGTTGTTCCTTGCCCGACTTTTTCGATGGGGTGATGTTCTGAATCATGATATAAATCAATTTCTAGATTTGGTTGGTATAGCCTCCAATGCAGGGCCGTCACACATCCAGCATTACCCGCCCCGATAACGGCTATTTTTTGCATTTATTATTCATCTTTAAGATATAAAGCTTCTTCATGTGCCTTGATATGATCCTCATAAAATTTGTTTAAGTCCGAGCCTTTTGTTGAATCGTTAAATTCAAGTTTAGTTACAACACCATCTTTATCAGTGTATTCAACGAAAGGATTAGCCATAGTTTTTAATTAGTTTACTCATTAGCTGTTCTTGTGCTTGGAAATTGTCTACTAGAACCAGGCCAGATAATTCTAATACAACCTTCTCCTGGGATTGGTGCGGGTGTTCCTGCACCTGCATCATCAATTTGAAACGCTCCAGCCCCACCGCCAAAATCTCCTGCATTAGCTCCAGTCAAATTTGAATCATCTGTGTTGTTTGTAGGTGTTCCGCCAGATAAGCCCGAAACATAAGAGCCACCCTGTCCCGCTGCACCGTTTCTATTCGTATATATATTCCCGCCATAGTCGTTATTGTCTAAGCCTCCCGAGCCGTTTGTTCCTGCTCCATATGGTGCTATACCACCCCCGCCGCCACCTCTTCCACTGGTGTTACCCTTTCCACGACCGCCACCGCCGCCGCCGCCACCGCTACTGCTCCCGTCTTCTGCACCTAAAGTAAAAGGGGTGCAATTCCAGCCAGAACAAGCAGCACCATAGCCACCATTAGCCCCGTTGCCATTATAAGAACCTGCAGCCCCGCCACCAGGATAAAAACGACCAAAACTCAGTTGTGTTGAATCGTAGCCATACCCGCCCTTGAACCCTGTCATGGACGCAATAGAGGCACTTTTTGTTGCTGTGCCTCTTGTTTTGTTAGACCCGCCATTAGCCGTAATAGTCCAAGCAGCTTGAGACCCAGCAGCAGGACCAGACAGTTCTGATTTCAAACCACTAGTGTCAGTCTCATCTGGAATAGCAGTTATATATGTCAGTGTTGCGCCTGGGGTTACAGTGAGATTATTGACAAACGCAAGTGCTCCCCCCGCCCCTGAATTGCCACTAGCTCCTGCTGTGGCTGCAGCACCAGGACCAACTAAGACAACAGATATACTAGTTACGTTGTCGGGAACAGTCCAACTAGAACCACTTCTATGTTCACCAGTCAATAACGCTTGACCTACAACTTCAGGAGCTGGACCCCCCGCACCTAATAAAATTTGTTGAATAGGCATAGTTTATGAAAGTGGTGAGCCGCTTATATAGCAGGTATCACTAGAGGTGAATAAGAGAGTACAAACACCCCGCGTTCCAAGTGTGCGGTTGGCGTTGGTAGCGTCTGCGATGTTGTACATATTGGTTCCCTTGGTAATTGTTATATCTCCACCCGTATTATTCACGATAGTCACGGCCATCCCCGCCGTGAAGGTACTGTCAGCCCAGGTAATGTTTCCACTAGCTAAGATATGTTTTCCTGCATCTGCTACAACCAAGGTGTAAGCGCTACCCTGAGTGTTTTGTACAATTGTCCTTACATCTCCCTTATCATCGGTAAGCTTTGTAGCTGTTAATTCACCCGTACTAGAATTAAAAGTTAAATTTGTGCCTGTCTTTGGGGCTAGATCTCCTGTAGCAGCAGTAAAAAAAGCAACATTACAAGAGGTGTCTGATGATTCATCCGCAACAGTAATACTAGTTGAATTAGAACTAACACTGGCCCAAGTTAACGCGCCGCTTCCATTTGACTGTAAATATTGACCGTTTGAGCCTGCCCCATCTGGAAGGGTAAAAGTTACATTTGCCGTTACCGAATCAGGCGCCTTGAATCCTAAATAATGACTTCCATTGGCATCGGTTTCTGATAGACGAATTTCTTTTGCATTATCTAAGACAATATTGCCTGTGTAAGTTGCACCAGCAAGATTAGCTTTTAACGCATCAGCCGTATCGACATATGCTTTTGTACTTTGCTGACTTGGTGGACTTGTTGCGCTGTTACTAGAAAAATTATCTTCGTCTAATAATGTTAAACCTGCGCTCATGTATCCCAATGAGTTATAAGCCGTTGTTCCATCTCCTAATTTTATTTTGTTAGCTGTTGAATCTATAACCGCCTCTCCTGCTGCTAAAACTGGGTTAGCACTGGCCCAATTCGTCGCCGTATCTCGTCGTAATTTTAAAACTACATTAACGGTTGTTGAAGTCATAGCCTAGCCGCGCCACCATTTAAATTTATTGTAATAGAACTTGGCGTTGCATCATCACCGTTAATTATAAAAGGAGCTGTTCCGTTAAATGCGTAACTACTAAACGCCGCTTCAGTTGCCAAAGTTGCACCTCCTCCATTCAAAGTAAATAATAATTCTGGCCCCGTTAATATCAATAACTTAACGTCTATATCATGCATTACCCCGCGCTGATCTTCTTCAGGCGGTTCTAAATATCGATAGGTTGAACTAGACGAAACAACACTAGAACTACCCCATACAATTGCAGGAACAGTAAACGACAAATGTTGCCCCGCCGCGTTGTAATAATGCTCACGAATTAAACTTACTTCAGTTTGTGTTCTATCTTTAAATCTTAATTTTAATATGTGATTATTAACAGCTAATGAATGTCTAAAACATATCGGGCCACTTGATAAAGTAGAACTCTTAGATACATTTAACGCGCCTAAATCGTAGGAAATAGAATTAGGTCTTAAGTAAGGGAAAGCATCCATGATTAGACAGTGTAAGGCGGTAAAAGTTCAAGACTTACAGAAACATCTATTTGCCCCTCGTCCTCGTCAATCTCTGGCCTATCTGAATACCTCCACTTATAGCCAGTAGGAAAACTTAAGTTCGTTGCAACTAAAACAGACGTATTTAAATCAAAGCTTTCAAATGTTCCATGCATTACATAATGATTCAAAATACTTTCATAATCGGCTCTAGGTAGACTTTTAAATCTGAGTTTTAATTGATGCCCATAGCTTGCCGAACTATGACGAATATTAGTTTCAGTCCCGTTCATATCGGGAAGGGTAGAACTTGCAAAAGAACCAGGCACAAAAGTTCTTGCAGATGGGACAACAGAAGGAAAATCAGCCATCGTGTCCCACCCCCTGCCATGTAACGGCTGTTGTCGTTCCGTTTGTGCTTAGTTCCCACTCGCCGCTGATTGTCCATTTAGAACCTGGAGTACTACAAGCAAAGCTCATTGATGGCGCAGGACCAGGGCACGCTCCACCATTACCATCAGAACCTAAACCCCCTAAACTTAAACTTCCTCCACCACATCCTGTTATTTGCTCAACCTCAACTCTTGATCGCCATTCAACAGGGCCAGGGTCAGGATGAAAAAATGAACCGTCAATTCCTGGCCCCTGAGAAACTGGACCTATTGCACAACCATAACCGCCGCCAATGGTTAAATAATTTGTATAAGCCGTGTAAACTGTTGTCACATCTGTTGTAGTTGTTGATTCTTGAATGTCTGGTAATGGGTTCCCGTAGCCGTCTGTCCTGCCTGTTTGTTTTGCTGTAAAAGCCGTTGTAGTTCCAACCCATCTAGCGTGTGTGTAATTAGCAGCATTTGGGGCGACTTCCTTGTCAGTCATTCCTATATCTGTTGGTGTTCCAAACCCTGTGTCGCTGCTTTCATCTGGGCATTCTGTGACCCACTTAACCATTTTATCAACATCAGCCATTGTTAAAATATAGAGAGAAGTACCAGGAGAATCCATATCAGCCGCCGCTACTGTTTGCACTGGAGTTGTTCCCCATTCAATCGCGTCATTATCCATGTTTTTTGTGCCATCTGCATTTAATGGCCTTGTGCCGTGATAGCGAAGAATACGACCGCCCGCGCAAGTTGGGCCTGTAGCAGTCATTTGATCGCCTTCCTGTAAGTCTCTTGATGTTGTTCGGTTGTCTGTAAGAGATGTTGTTAAAGGATTTTCAAAAGGATCTGTTGCGTTAGCTTCATCTCCTAAGTCTGCGCCAAACTCACCAGCAACCCCGCCCGAAGCACTGAGGTTATATGTTGACCCATATCCGCCAATATCATATGAATCGACATTAAAGTTTGCACCGTCAGCAGTAGAGGCACCGCCAGCAGTTGCAAGGCTTGTTTTGTTTAATGTCGTTGTAACCTCTGCCAAACTTGGAACATCAAAACTAACGGGCAAGCTTCCATAATCAATACCAACGTCTGAAAGAGCTGTACTTGTATCTGTTCGGCTGTTTACATCACAAGTAAAATCAGTTCTTGATGTCCCGACAAGTGCCCCGCTACCCGTTGCAGAATTAACAAGTAAAGCAACGATGCTTCTTTTTTGATTATCAATCGGGAAATGCGTTAAATCTAATGTGATTAATCCACTTGTACTTTTTTCAATGCGTTCTACTTCGTAGAAATAATCGTGGCTACTTAATCCCGCCTCTGTCTCTCTTCTAAGCTTGACCCTGACAATATCGCCAAGCTCTAGCGTTGCATTAAAAGTAGAAGGTCTTACAGAAATCCTGCATGTATGAGTGATTGTTTTTTTTCTAATAGCAATATAAGAACCAACTTTTACAGCGTGGTTTTCGGTCGCACAATAAGTACTTAAATCGTGTGATTCATATGGCCCCGTACTTGCTTCACCGTCAAACTTGATCTCTGCTGTTCTTACTATTCCAATATCATCGTCAGGCTGTTCTCTCCAAATAATTTGTACGTTGCAGTTTTTACGGTCTTCAATCGGGATGTATGAAACTTGAAAAGAACCTTGGATTATATGTTCTTCAGTGAAATTATAAGAGGGCGTTATTGCCGTTACTTTTATGGTTCCGTCTGTATTTGTTGGGACTCTTGGTTTGAATGTTTTCTTCCCGTTCTTCTCACTTAGACGTAGCAAAAAGTGATTTCCTGTACTTGTTAGATAATCCTCAAGGTTAGAGCTACGATTAAAAACACCGTTAAAAAATAAACTATTAGCATTTAAAAATGTAGCCGCCGCCGTCATAGAGCTTGTATCAATTAACGCATCAGGAATACGGGTCTTTAATAAATAGATAGCTAAATCAATGAAATTATTTGATGGCCCGACAGAATTACTCTCAAGTATGCGAGCAAGATTAATACCCTCCCTCACGAAGCAAAAGCACTGCTTCAAGGCATTATTACTTCCATCATCGTAGGTATTGTTAAAATGGAGAGTTGTGATGTTTTCGTATCGGCCCGAAGTCCCGACATAGGTCGGTAAATTCCACGGCGTTTTATTTGCCACCGTCGTGATTTGATAAAGAGGAACGAAAGAACCAGCTCGGCGATCATATGTTTGCTCCCATGTCCCGACCCGACAACTACGCTGAAAACAATCCTTTAAAAGCAATTGGTTCATATCGCCTTCACTTAAGACGAGCATAAAGTCCAGAGTTAAAACATTCGTTGAAGCATCATTAACAAAACGACCTTCAGTACATAAAGGTTCTGCTAATACTCCACCGATTGCACTAGCTCCTGAACCAGTACGACGACAGAAGACAATGGGTACAGGCTCACCAATAATGGCAGCCCTTTGCTGCTTATCTAATTGTGTGTTTCCAGCCGCCGCACCTTCAGAAACTGGGTTGTCAATAATCCCGCTTTGATGTGGTAAAAGTTCGAGTGGATCGGAAATCCTAGAGGGTCTATATTTGGTCATATTCTTATAGGTGAACCAATCAAATAAGAGGTGAATTTACGCGGAGGCACTTGCGCCCCTACTGGCGATAAATTAGAACCAAGCTCAACAGATAACGTATTAAAATCACCACTCATACTTTTAATAACTCCAATAAAATCAACAATTAAAGTTTGACTAGTTTCTGGAGTCACATTAGAAAGACGACTATCAAATTCGTAAATTTTAAGTTGAACTAAATATTCCCTAGATAATGCAAGAGTGAACAGATCAACCGCCTTTTCAGTGGCAGGAACAGTTAACGACACACCATTCCCCCCTGCCGCACTACTTTGCATCAAACCATCAGCATTAAAAGGGAAATACTCCCAACTAAGAGAATCCAACGAAATCGTACTATTGACATAATAACTTTGCAGCAAATAATGATTTGTTGCCCCTGTGTAAAATCTTAAATACTGTGATTGCGCTCTAGCCATTAACTAAGCCCCTG